TACGCATTACTACGCATTATGTAGCGCGTCGCAAGGTTTGGAACCTATTAACGCAAGGTTTGACACCGACTTTGCATCCTCTTTTTGCCGTTTTTAATTGCTGATTAATAGTTCCGTCCGGGTCTGTTTTCGGCTGCCGGGTTTGAGGCTCATCGAGTAGGTCAGGGGAACCTCGTCTATATTATATTTGGAGAATATCTCCCGAACCTCTTTTGTATCGTTCAGGGTCATCAGGAAGCGGCCCTTGACATCCTTCACGACTCCTGCCAGGTCAATAAAGTCCTGTAGCTCAAAATCGTGTTTGTAGCCAGGGATGCACCAGTATGGAGGATCGAGGAAAAACACGGTGTGTTGGCGGTCGTAACGCGGAATCAGCTCCCTGAAATCCATGCACTCTATGGTAACCTGGGACAGCCTGATCCATGCGTCCTGGATGGTCTGCTCCAGGTTTAGGAAATTGAGCCGGGGCGGCTGTGTGGTGCTGGTGCCGAAGGTCCGGCCGCGCACCTTGCCGCCGAAACAGCTTTTTTGCAGGTATAAATAGCGGGCAGCGCGCTGGACATCGGTCAGGGTGTCCGGAGTGACTTGCATCTGTCGCTTGAACTCGTCCCGGGCAACAAGGGTCAGCTTGAACTGGTTGTAGAGCTCTTCCGGGTGGTGTTTGACCACCCGGTACAGGGTGATCAGGTCGCGGTCCAGATCGTTGATGACCTCGGCTGGAGAGGGGTCCTTGGCGAACAACACACTTGCCGCTCCGGCAAACACCTCGCAATAACAATCATGTCTAGGCAGCCGGTTAATGATGACCTTGGCGAGCCGTGATTTACCACCGAAATAGGGAATAAGCGCCACGCGAGCCTCCTTGCAATTTGCCAGGCTGCCTGGTATAGAGCCGATGCGCCGCTCGGCGCAACATCGGGACTATGCAGGAGAACCTGTGGATCGTCGCCCGCGTGGCAACGCGGATGATGGTTTAGGGAGTGTTGACGCACTCCCGTCCCGTCCTCTGTAGTTCAGGCTGCCGCCGGCGCCAGACTTTGGCCAGGGACCTGCATCTCTCCTGGCTGGTTTTTGTCATCCCAGAATGCCGGGCCGCCAAACCACCGTACTGCATAATAATACTTCGCCGCCCTGCGCCGCCGTAATGCCTTGAGCAGCGGGATGTCGGCCGAATCCGCCTCGATGATCCGCAGCAGGTTGTTTCGCAGGACACGGTCTGCCTCCTCCCTGTCCGCCTCCGTCTGCCCCGCATAATACATATAGTCGTGGATGTTGCAGACATCACGGATATCCAGGCCCCATATCCGGTTGGGGAACTTGAGCCCTCCTTTCTTGCCGCAACCGTTGCAAATCAGCGCTTTGGCTGCAGGCGGCAGCTGCCAGTATTCAACCGGGGCAAAGAGTCTGGCGCTGGACATCAATCAATCCACAGGGATCACGGGGTGGTGATGGTCGTGGTTGTGGGGGAGAGCAAGGGGATCTCCACCATGGACTCGCTGGAGCCGGTGACGTGGCTCTCTACCTGGTTGAATGAGTCGGACAAGTTGATGGTCTCGCCGGATATCTGCGTTCCCTGGATATTCTTGAAAGCTTGGTTTGCGACGTAGCCGATGCCGATGAACGGAACCGCCGTTTCCACCGTCTGCCAGCCCCTGGCCCAGAAGTCAGTCCAGGTGGTCGGCTTGACCAGCTGGAAGCTGGAGTTAGCAACCTGGCTGATCTGCTGCTGGGTCAGAATCATGTACAGCGCGCGGGCGGTGGGGTCCTGCATCCCGTTGACGGCATAACTCGACGTGGCCGACAGGCTGGTGATCGCCGTCGTCACCTTCTCCTGGTGGCTTGTATACGCCAGCGCATACTGATCGTAGTCCGACTTGTATTCGGCGCAACCGGTCAGCAACATCAGTATCGGAAACAGTAAAAATAATTTCTTTTTCATTTTTTTTTGACCTCCCATCTCGTTATTCGTCTTTAACCTCATTTCATAATCACTTTTTCGTCAACGATAACTGCGGTCTTATCCCAAGACCGAAAATCCACGACATGCTCATCGATCGTGATCGTTTTGGCATCAGCGGCTACCACTGCCGGCAAAACCGTTTTTGCTTGCAACAGCGTCAGCTCGTCCTGCATCGAGTATCGTACCCGTGTTGCCTTGCCCTCCATCCTGTCTTTCGTCAGCTGCAAAAGGGGTGCGGCCGCGAGTAGCTTTTCAATCAGCGCCGAGTCCGGATCAACAGTTTTTAAGGTTGTCGCTATCTGCTTCGGCTGCACCGGCAGGGGCAGCATCCAGTCAGGCACGCAGGCATAACTCACACCGTCGATCTCGCCCAGGTCGATCATCCCCGGCTGTTCCTCGGTCGGCAGCGGCAACTGCAACTCGTAGGTACTATGCGAGTCGGTAGCTTTGCGGTAGCCGTAGAAAGAGGGCATAGTTTTGCTCCTTGATAATGGTCAGCATATAGCGCAGCGACTGCGTCCGCTTGGCATGGCCGAGCAGTGACACCACCGACGCAAGCATCCCGGCCCGCATCTTGCGCCGCAGTTTGAACAGGCTGTATTTGCGGATCACCCGGCAGCTCCGCCAGGTCCGGTAGCCGACGAAATTGATGCCGCGGCGGATCTTCTGGATAGTCGTCTTGGACAGCGAGAGTCCCAGTCTTTCGCGCAAAAACTCGACAATCCGCAACCGGAAAGCCAGACATTGCTCCCTGGTCAGGCCAATCAGGATAAAATCATCCACGTAGCGGACATACTGCCGCACCCCCAGCGCCCGCTTGATGAAATGATCAAGCGGATTGAGGTAAATCAGGGCGTATATCTGGCTGAGCAGGTTGCCGATGGGAATCCCGCATTGCTCGTCGGTCTCGGTGAAAAGCATCATCACGTTAACCAGCCGCTGGTCCTTGATCTTGCGCTCGATCAGCTCCCGGAGCACGGCCCGGTCGATAGAGTAAAAAAACTTGCGGATATCCAGCTGCAGGAAATACTCCTCTCCGCAGCACTTGCGCATGGCCCGCTGGGTGTAGTCGCTGGCCCTGTGCGTGCCGTAACCCTTGCGGCAGGCGAAGGACGTGCTGATAAAAGTGCGGTCGAACAGGGGATAGATCAGCCGGTAAATGGCGTGCTGCACGACCACATCGGCAAAGGCCGGGGCATGGATGGTCCGCTGTTTCGGCTCATAAACCTCGAACTCGAAATATGGCTGAGGCCGATATGTCCCGGCAACCAGGGCCTTATGCAGGCACATGATTCTCGCCCCCAGGTGGCGCTCAAACTCAAAGCAGGCGCGCTTGTTGCGCTTTCCCTTCCTGGCATCCTCGTAGGCGGCCAGGAGGTTGTCGACGCTGAATGCCTTATCAAACAGGTTGCCGGTTCGTTTCATAGAAGTGTCTCGCTGGTCTTCGGGCAGCGCCCTACCAAAAAGCGAGCCGGTAAAATTTCGCCGTTATGCAGGACTGCGCATCCCTGTGGCTCCACTATGCGCATTGCCGCGCTTTGAGGGGAACCGTAGTCGAGCCGAAAACCCACGTTATTGTTCGTGTTCGTCCGATTGTTATTCCAATTGGCCGCCCAAACCCCGGCATTCGTATTGTTGTTCCAATTAGCGCCGGACAGCAGACACAACATGATAATACGCAGCCCTATTGCCATCTGTTTTCGTCCTTCATCTTTTTGATCCAGCCGCCGATCATCGCGCCCAGCTCGTCCACCATGGCACTGATCGCCAGGTACCTGCGCCGCGCTGTCTCTGCCGCATCGTCTTCATCGTCCCGTCCGCCCTTGTACCGGAAATAGCCGAGCTCGTTGGCCAGATGCACCTGCATGCGCAGCTTCTCGTGGGCGATGTCCAGGTTGCTCAGGGTGGTTTTCTTGTGATACCTCTTTTGTCCCTCGCTGATGGCGTCGTAGATTTCATAGGCCGTGTTCCTGATCAGGTTCGCCAGGGCGAACTTCTCGTGTTTGGGAAAATGGTTGAGATAGATGTTGAGCAGCTTCGCGAACTCCACGAATTTCCTGTTCATGTTTGCTTCAGAATTTGCGCTCATAACCGCTCGCTATCGCTCGCTTAGACAGGGTAACAGGCGAGCCGAAAACCCACGCTACTGCCCGGGTTCGACCGAGCGAGATACCAATTGGCCGCCCAAACCCCGGCACTCGTAAGGCCGTACCAAAGAGCGCCGGACAGCAGACACAAGTCATTGACCAAATACTGATAATAGTAGTCCGCTCCGAACAGGTTGGTGCCGGCAGCTGAGATGCCTGACAAGGAAACAGGGAAACCAAGGCCGGACTTCAGCCAACCGCCGCCGCTGGTTGCATCGGATAACACCTGCCCGGCCCCGTCGCCGAAGCGCTGCCCAGACCCGTTGTTCGGATATGTGGTCTCGAATGCCGGGGCGAAAGTATCCATCATTGCCGCAATGCCCGTTGATCCCCAGTGGTCTGTTGCCGCGCTGTTGCCCCCGGTGAAGGACCGCATGGAGACCGACTCCTTGGCCGTGTAGAACGCTGCCCTGACAATTGTGCCAGGGTCGGTGACCGGGTCGTAGTCTGCGGCAAAACCGCTGGAGTCCACACCGTCCAGGGAAAAATGATCATCATCGACCCTGGTGATGGAGAACAGCTTGTCTTTTAGTCCGAGCCAACCTGCCTGGGTGATGGCAAGGAGCATCACCACCGCGCCGGTGGCCTGCCCATGTCCGACCCAAGTGACAACGCAGGGGTTTGCGCGGGTCATCCCGGCAATGGCTACCGTTGCGGCAATGCTGGAGATGCCCGGGCTAATCTCCCATAGCAGGCCATTAAGATCAGCAATGCCGCAGGCCTGCCCGTTGTGCGTGCTCTTGGCAAAGATGTTGCCCGCGCCGCCGCCGTAGCCTGCAGACCCGGTCTTGCCACAGTTGGAATAGCCGTCCGACTCCCATTTGACCGCAGTATCATTCGTGTCTGACAGGGCATTATTGTTGCAGCCCTTGGGGAAGTTGGCGGTGGTCGCGGAATACCAGGCACAGTTGGTGGTCGATGCGGCCGCCTGCCCATGCGCCAGAGAGAGCAGGGCCAGCGCACCGGTGATGAATCGAGAGCCGGGAAAAAACAGCGATGTAGCATTGACAGCTCCGTTCACCCCGTCCCGCGCATGGGCCGCGTTAAATGCCTGGTAGTAGTTGTTGGTGCTGCAGGCGGTCAGCCCGGTCAGCGGGTTGTGATCAGCGTGCGCAGAAAGCGGATTGCCGTTTTTAATCGAGCTGGCGATATACCCAGTACCCCAGGTATTGCGCGAACACATGTACTTGTCGACCATGACCCCGCGCTTCGTCGCGCCGCCGTCTTTGAACGCCCGGTGGAGGGCATACCCTGCCGCATTGGCCGCCGCCTCGTCGGCAAACGCCGACTCGGGCTGCACGTCAACAGAGTTGACGCCGTAGGCCGCATAGGTCGGGTTGCCAGCATGGCCTATGCGGTAGTAGAATGCCGGTATCCAGACCATGATACTGCTGTCGGCATACTGATAATTGCCGTAATTGTCATGGCCTGGAGTCCCGGTACCGGTTAAAATGACAAATCCAGACGGGACAGTCGGCGCGACCCCTACTCCAAAACCAGCCGCGCCGGGAACGCCGATGTCATTGCCGCCGCCGTTTTCATAGAACCCTGGGCTGAACGGGTCACCGGTCGGGCCTTTTACTGGTGCCCGCATGGGAGGCATCACCGCATCCAGTCCACGCCGGCGGCTGCGGCGGTGGCCGGCTTGCTGATCCGGACCGCCATGGCGCCAAACATGGAGATGATATGGTTGGTGATGGTCAAGCTCTTGGCGTCTGCGCCGTCGATTTTGAGCTGCTCCCAGGACGTACCGTTGTAC